AGTATTTTTGATCTCCAGTAGCCGCATCGCTGCCAAAAAATGAAAAAGGCAGCACTCCACCTTCGCTTTGTGCATAGCCACCGCCACCCACAACAGCTTCATACGGCCCTGCTTCACCACCTCCGAATTGTCTTAGGTCAGCTATACGTGTAAATGATGTTTCTCTTGGTTGGCCATCTACAGAAATAACACGCGACTCTATATCTTCAGGTCTTAGTGCTGTGTAATCTCGACGATTTTCAGGAACCTGACCTACAACCTCTCCGGTTTCTTTGTCAACAATGTTGAAATTTTCATCTACACGGAAAAACTCAAGCTCTTGACCGACTTGGAATGTTTCTACTGGTGGGCCTTCAGAAACAGCGTCAGTACGTATGCCTGTATCAACACCGGCAACTTGTGTGCCACCACCTGACGGCACTCCACCGCCGTCGTAGGTGAACCCACCACCACCGCCAGTATCTGCTACAGCACCACCACCACCTGTTGTTACTACGTTATAACCTTCTGGGTCGCCATATCCATAATCGGGGTCTAACCAGAATCTATCGCGGCTCCCGCCGCTAGCTACGATTTCGTTTCTAATATCGGTTCTAATATCTCCACCAGTAGCAGCATAATTATTAGCTAAACTGTTTGCTGCTGTATATCCAGCGTTTATTAAAATATCTACACCATTTCGCTCCAGTAATACATCTCTTGTAACACTAGCAGCTATAGAACCAGCAGTATTCCCATACTGGTTAGCCACTGTGCCACCGACTGTAGAGGCAACACCACCAACTACGCCAGCTTTTAAAATGTCCTCACCGCTGCCGCCAGCAGCAGCAGTAGACACAACGGAGGCTGCAGCAGCGCCAGCAGCAGCAGACCCAGTGGCTGCAGTTACTCCAGCATTGACTTGTCCAGCAACATATACAGTGGCAGCAGATTTAAGAGCGTCTTCGACGCTTCCACCGTTGGCAAGTGTATTGGCTCCAGCAGCTACCGGGGGAGGAACTCCAGCAGCAATAAGGACGATAGCTACGCCATAGTCTTCAACAACTGTCTCAACTACATTGCCAATATCTTCAGCGACCTCGACAACAGCATCACCAATATCTTCAACGGCATCGCCAACTGATTCAACTACATCAACTACAGCCTCGCCAACATCTTCAACAAAATCTGCTGCTGCACCCATTATGCGCTCCCCTCTCTGCGCGGCCCCAGAGCAAAAGTGACTTGATATTTGCCATTTCGTGTTTCTTGCACCTTGTAGCCCATGTTTGGTCTAGGAGGATTCTTGGCTATTTCACGGAATATCTGTAAAAATGATGGTTGACTAAACTGAGTTACTAAAACATCAAACCCAAGAGCATAGGCAACCTCAGTAAATCTCTTGCTGCTTTCAAGAAAGTTTTGGGCAGTATCGGCGTTGAGCGCTCGCATGTACCCATTACGGCCTCTTCCCTTGTCAATAATAAATAAGGTGTTCCCATAGACCATGTGCGTCACTCGCGGGTCAGACATTTCCGCAGTCAAACGCACTGTAAGTTCTTTGGTGTCGTAGGGTGAGTCAGTTTGGAAGCCAGCAATACGGATAATGTCTCCGATTTTTAATTGCTGCTCCTTGCTATCGACTGCCTGCATCACGCCCCCATAGGCTTAAAGACAGCGGCTGAGTAGATATTGCCCATGCCCGCTGCCAAACTCAAAACTAGCCCCTTGGGTGCCTCAACCGGGGCCGACAGAAATTGATGGTCAGTCTCGGTGCGATTGGGTATTTCAGGCACAAACCCATTTACCATATTTTCCATCAGTAATAGCGTTTCTAGCAACCCCGACGCACCCATTGTGTGCCCTATTTTTGGTTTAAAACTGGTGGCTACAAACCGATCATTTAGGCCAGCCAGCGCGGCCCTCTCAGCCTCATTATTTGACCTTGTGCCGGTGCCATGAGTCTTGACTACGGCTATGTCATCCGGGTCGATTTGACCGTTTTTAAGGCATCCGGCCATAGCTTTCTTAAATCCCTCGCCTGCGGCGTTTTGGCCAATGGCATTGGTTGAAACCTCTGAGCTATTCCATGCTTGTTGCAGCGCACCAATCGTGTTTTCTTGGGGAGCGTCCTCAAACACCGCCAAAACGGCACCCTGTCCAACATGAAAACCGTAGTTTTTGCTGTCAAAAGCGCTTGGCAGCACCCCGTTTTCCTCTTCTTGAGGACTCAAAATAGCCTTGGCCTCGCCAAAAAACTCTAAAACAGAGTTAGAAACAGCGTCTTCAACTCCCAAAACCACCACTCGATCAAAACCGTAGTGGGTCATCAGAGTCTGTACGTCGAACATGACCTTGAGGCTAGAGGCGCAGGCAGAAGCGTCCGTTTGCACTAGGTCAGTAATACCCATCTGCTGCGCTATGCGACCTGCATACACCTGAGTCAACGTAAATGGCAGAAACTTGTAAACGTATGAAAGTTGGTTGTTTTTAATCTTGCGCGGATTGATACCGGCAAAGTGTTGATTGCCTCCAGCTAGGACAAACGCCTGCTTAGTCTTAGGGTTTTCCCTAATATAAGAAATTATTTGGGGGGTGAGCACCATTTCCGCTAGCTTGTGAGGCGCATAGGCCAGCCCGGAGTCTTTTCTGGCGTATGTAGCGGGGAAAAAATGGCATTTTTGAGGGAAAAGTAGGTCATTAAATAGCGTTTTCTCCTCGGTAAACGCTACTTTGTAATGGTTGATAAACATTATTTGACGCTGGCTAAAGCGGTTTCAACCGATTCAGGCTCTTTGGTCTTGTGTTGATCGACAAAAGCCTTTAATTCAGCCGGAGTCTTGACCTGCATAGTCTTGCCAATCTCCTCCGGTATGCCGTAGATGTCGCACATGTACAAAGCAATGATTAGCAGGTCTAGGCTGTCCACGTTCATCTCTTCAAACGTGCCATCCCACGTTGGCGGCGCAAGCGCCTCTGAGTGCAAAGGCTTGGCCAGCTTGCCAACCTCATGCAGCAACTCTAAAAAGTCCATATTTAGCCCCTTATGTCACACCTAAACTACGTGCTATCTGCTCATGGATCAATAGGTGTGTGTTAATCCAATCATAAAAGTCATCCTCTTGGTTCCAATCCGTATCCAGCAAGTTAAACGGGTTGTCCAAGTCTAGAATGGTAGCAAACGCCTGATGCTCAATTTGGTGGATTTGGAGCCAATCGTCAAGGTCTTCAACGTCTGCGTCGATCAACGGGTAGCGCGGAACGATGAACCCAAGGTCGATCAATCGCTCGGCAAAAGCCTGATGCTGCACCCCGTTTTCAAACAAAAACTCTTTAAGACTGTCCGGGTCACCAAACCGCACTTGCGCTAGTGACTCAAAGTTCATTTATCTACTTTAGAGTCCAGCTTGTCAAAGATACGGCCAAGCATGCCTTTGATTTCGGCTATGTCAGTCTTGTAGTCGTCCTTGGTAACGTACTGCAACGGCATGTCAGCAATCCGGTCTTCGATCTTAATGATTGATCGAGACAGGCTATTGAGAATCCATCCCCCAAAACCACCTGCCAGCGCTATAGCGACATTGATAATCGTTTGCGTTTCCATGACTACGATGCTTCTGCAATTACCCAGTAATTTGACCCGTCGGATTGTACCCCAGCAGCCATGTATTGAGCCGACAAAACGTATGTGTTGGCGTTGTCAATCTTTTGGGATGATGTGGTTGTAATTGTAGCTGCGTTCGCGCTGCTATCAATTTTCTTAACAATAAATTGTTGACCGGAAACGCTAGCTGCGGCTGGTAGCTGAACTGACAATGTATCGACAGCGCAATTTACAAGAATTGTTGCGTTATTAGCTGTCACTGAATAAATGTTGTTTAGCCAATCTATAACCTGTGCGCTGTTGTTCGTCCAAGAAAGAACAACAGAGGTAGCATTTGTCCAACCAATTGCAGCGCCATTGGTAATAGTTACTAAATTTGTAACAATTGTGTTTGCGCCACCACCGCCAGATATAGCTACGTTGCTAGCAGATGTAATCCGGCCCTGAGCGTCGATAGTGATAGCTGCTGAATTGCTTGCCCCGCCATACGTACCCGGAGTTACAGCGGTATTAGCTAGCGCAACACTTACGTTTGTGTTGGCTATTACCGCACCACCGCCGGTCAATCCTGTGCCAGCCACTACGTTTGCAGCGGTCTGATTGACCCACAAATTAGATGTGCCGTTATAGACTAAATACTGGTTGGCAGCTACGTTAGTAATACGAACATTATGTAATTCGTCTAATTCCCAACCATTATTAATTGTTACGAATATTTGTCCATCTGTGCTAGATGGGGTATTGGACACACGAACAATCCATCCAAGCGACACAATGTTGTCTGGCGCTTGGGGCTGTGTTGATGTAAATTGACCGGCAACATTTGAAAGGTAAATTGGCTCGCCAGCGGTAGTGCCGTAAGTATTAATACTGGTAACGATACCAAATGTACATACAAAACCAGTATCAGCATCAGGTATGTTTTCTTGAGCTATACCAAGAGTGTCTCTAGAAAGCGCTTCAGAAGAAGCATCAGATAAACCAACCGTAGGAGTTTGGCCTTGGCCTCCGGTAATAGAAACTACCTGCCCTTTTGTGATTGCTGTGCCAGTATTGTTGTAAACACGTACTAAATTTTCCGTGCCAATACTTAATGGCAATCCACCATCTACACCAAAAACCAATGTTCCTTTACCAGCATCCCAAGTTAATAGAGACTCTGTAACGGCAATGTTTGCAGCCGTATTGAAATCTATGGAATCAACGGTAATGTTGCCTAATGACGATGGAAAAGCAATAGCTACGTTAGAGGCGTTTGTAACCCGACCTTGTGCGTCGATTGTGACAACAGACACATTGGAGTTGCCGCCATAAGTTCCAGCAGTAACGGCTGTGTTGGCTAGGCTAATAGTGGTATTTGACGCAAGTGTGCCGCCACCCGTTAAACCCGTGCCAGCGGTAATTGTTGCCGTGCTAGGCACAGCATTGACGTTAGCTGCGGTCAGTACGACAACACCAGTTTGGCCGTTGACCGAAATTACCGACTCCGTATTGTCAACCTTTTGCCAAACTACGCCATTGAAAATAGCCCAATCGCCAGCCACCCAATCAGTAATGCCATCAAGATTGGTGTTGCCAGAAACCGATACAACGTAATAATCGCCTTTGGTTCCTACACCAGAGGCGAGCGCAGGGTCATTGGTGTTGGCGTTCCAAGTGCCTCTATAGACTACGCCGCCCGATACTCCACCACCACCACCTGCTACTTTAAGCATGATTTACTCCTACAGTCCGTCACCGGGAGTTATGTAAAGGTCAGCCGTGCTTGCAGTCGTAATCGCTGTAAAATACGCATTTGGCACGAAAGACAAAATCTCGTCTGTGTTTGGCAATACCGGGATACACAGTTTGCTGTTAGCCCCGTCACCCGTCGGAATAACGCAGTTTGTAATCGCGTCAGCCGAAGTTTGGGCAAAAGCCAAAAACGCAGTCACGGTGCTTGACAGGTTAATAATCCGGTACTGGTTGCCGCCAATCGTGGTAGACGGCACCTGAACCGGAGTAGGCGCAGTAGTAGCAGCTACTAACTTAACGGTTTTGCCAAGTACCGTAAATGCGTTGATTCCCATAATTTACTCCGGTTTAGCAGGCCACTGCACGTTCCAAGGAAATCCAGATTGAGCAGGCACATCACGCAATGCCTGTCGATATGTAGCCCATGCTGTTTTATCAACAGGAGAATCAGATAGTTGCGTCCAATCACATTCTGCAAGCATGGTATTCCGTGCTGTTCTTACATTAGCTGCTTGTTCTTTGTCTTTAGATGCTTTGTACGCAGTTTCTTGTTCAGCAGCAGTTCCAGCATCGTTGTCAACAAAAATTGGCCCCAAAATATACTTGGTATACCATTTTCCATCAGACTGTTGTTCTACCCCTTGTCGCATAGAGTATTGATAAACAGTTCCTCCGCTTGCTTGCGGCCCTTCAAATACAGGGTCGGAATCGAACATTTGCAAAACTTCATCAGAAATTGGGCCAACAGACTTTTGATAAGTCTGGGCAACCCATTTTCTCCATTCATTTTCAAACATTACCTGACCAGTTGATTTGATTCTGATTTCCATAGTGACCTCTAGGCTATAGCCAAAAAGATAAATGTTCCACCGTTAGCATTGATCGCTGCTGGTGCTGTGCTACTAATTTCAAAACCTGCACTGTAGGTATCTACATAGTCAGTGTTAGTAACTTCTGCGGCAGAGCTGTTCAGTAACAAATAGGGGTCGTTACCAGCCACGATGCCACGGGCTGAATCCCATACATACCAGTCGCCTGTAGAGTCGGTACGCTTAATCAAAACAAAGCGAGAACCGTTTGTGAACCCACAATTAACCTGAAGGGTTGTGCCTGTGCCGGTGTAGCTGCCTACCTTGCTGACACCAGTTACTGAGGCGAAAAGATAGGCAACGTAAGTTACGCTAGATCCCGTACTTGAATAATATCCAGCAGTAAATTGTGTGCTTGTTGGGCTAGTATTATTCCAATAATTAGAACTTGCAGACGTTGCTGCGCCTGTGTCATTTAATATTAACGCTTTTGTATTTCCTATTGTTGCACTATATGTCCACCAGTTTGCCCCACCAGCACTATTTCTATCTTTAACAATCATAAGTTCAGGCACAACACCTAAATTGTGACTAATTGTTGTAGCAGAACCAGTGCCTGTATAGCAGACCACATCAAAGAAGCCAGGGGCGCGGCGAAAGAAATGATTAACATAATTAACACCGCTACCATTTATTCCATTATTTGTGGTTCCTAAAGTAACTCCAGTTTGAGCAGAATTACTATTAGTAAAACTCATTTCTACTGTTGCAGTTGTAAATTCTGCCGCAGTAGATGCAGAAAATAATATTTTATCGTTTCCACGAAGTCTATCAAAGTATATTGGAACTTCTCCTGCCATATCTCTAATGCCGTTCCATACCATATCAACAGGAAATCCAGCAGTTACAATAGTATTGCTTGTTGCATTTCCAGCCCTTGTAACAGGACTAAACACACTAGTCCCACTCGTAGGCGTCTTCATCGGCCCACGGCGAACGGCGATGTATATCATTGTGTTGCCATTACCGTTTACTTCACTAGAGTCAGAAACAAGAGTGAACCCTGTTGCGGTAGGGCTTAGATAGTTATTAGATAGTTCAGCACTTGAACTGTTTGCGATTAAACGCTGGTCATTACCGCTTACAACCATGCCACGCATATTATCAATTATTTGCCAGCTTCCTGTGGTGCTAGCATTTTTAATCATTATCCACTGAGGCTCATAATTGAGCGTTACAGTTGGACCAGATGTTGACCCATTACCTGTATAACTTCCGCAAGTAATCACATTATCGGAGCCAGCATCACCAAAGCCACCTGCGTCATGGGCGAAGAGGTAGGCAACGTAGGTTCTTCCGTTAGTGTTATACAACGAAGAATCATCATTTAATGTAAAACTTGTGCTACCAACAGATGAGATCCAAGAGTATGTTTGTTCAGCATCTGTTGTATTTAAATATAAAAACTTAGATGTTCCTGTTGATCGGTGATAAACGATCCATGAATCTGCGTTGCTAGTGCATTTAATAATAATGCAGCCAGGCGTACTACCAAGGTTATGAGATACAGATCTTGCACTACCTGTACCAGTATAAGTAACTACATCAAAAAACTTGGCCTGTTCACGAAATGTCCATGTAGCATAAGTAGTGTTATTAACAGATAAACTTGTTCCAACATCAAATCCTGTAGTGCTTACTGAAGTTACATAAGTTGTTTCGGTTGTTTCAGCACCTGTATCATTACTTCTTATAACTTTTGTAATTCCCCTTACTGTATCTTGAAACAAATTTGAACTAACACCTGATCTAGCTTTCCACCATATCAATCCATCTTTTCCAGACAAATTTATATTGTTAGTAATTGTTTGATTCGAGCCGTTACCTGTGTATAAATATGTACTAAAAACATCTTCAACATAAACAGAGGTATCAACAGCCGCTTGGGTTCCACCCAATACAAGTAAATTTGCGCCACTCATTTATGACACGTTCCCTGTAATAACGCATACGTTAGCGTTGGAAAATAATATGGTTGCAACACCTCTTGTAGCAAGGTTTGCGCTTGCTTTATCTGAATCTGTACCTGCAATATATGCAGTTGAAATTGAACATGTAATAGTTACGTTTGCGTTGCTATTATTGAAAAGCGATACAACGTCACCATTAGAGAATGTTCCATCTGGAATCGTAATTGACCCGCCAGAAGTGATTTGTACATATTTGCCAACATCGCCAGTAGCTAATGTGTAAGATGTATTTTTTGGGCCTCCGTCTGGAATGTTTCGGTAACCCACCCGATAGCCAGCACCGCCTTCACTAAACGACACTGCATTAGCGCCAGAGTTATAAAAGCCGGTGTCTGTGTCATCTGTAAATCGTAGCGACGGGCTAGCAGCATTACCATTTGCAAGTGAAGCAAACGTAATTGTTACGTTACCGCTGCTGATATTTGCTCCGGCAATGTTTGCTGCTGTGATTCCGGTCAGCGTACCGCCAGTAATTGTGACGTTGCTTGACTTCAAATTTGCTAGCGTTTCACTTCCGCTGTTAATACCGTTTATAGCGTTAGATAGCGTCGTAAAGTTAGTATCTAGCTGCGATAACGGGATTGATGCCGTCGCGTTAGCAAACGTATTGGGTATACTTACTGGGAGTGCCATAGTTAGAACCTCGCTCTTAATTCGTGCTCAAGTTGGAAACCGTTGATCGTAAACGGTACGGTAGTTCCGGTCAGGGTTAATCCTAGATACTTACCATACATCTTAGCGTCTGACCTGTAAAGATAGTAGCCAGACGTTGCGCTAACACCGCCCACCCAGCCAATCTGAAGCGAGCTATTGTTAGTCCACGGGATAACAGCATCGACGTTGTTTGTCCAAAAAATCGTGTTTGAAAAGTCGATAGCTGGTGATACCTGATTCTCGGAATCTATAAAAGCGGCCATAATGACCGAAGCATTGCCAAGGGTGGCTTCAATACCCACCTTGAGCGCCTGTTTGTCCCTGATTGGGTCGCCCATCGGCCACAAAGCGCTTTGCACCTCCCAATCAATACCGGCAGTCGAGTTGTCGTAAAACTTAATTAAGTTTTGGCCGGTAGTGCCGTACATAATAAGGTTGCCATCTAGTATTGCAGAAGCAGTCCGAGTGATTGTTGGGCCCTGTTCGGTAAAAAACCACTTGCGGTCAAAAAAGATAGCTTGTACTTTTTTGCTTGTGCCGTTATCGTTATAGGTAAACGTCCAGCAAGCGCACAGAATATTGTTCAATAAAACCTGACCGGCTGTAATTGGTTTGGTAAAGTCAATATCAGGAAAAATTGTGTCAATATCGTCGCTGATTTTGGATGTTGTAGCTCCTACCAGCGCATAGACTCCGTATCGGTTCATAAACAGCATTGACCTAAAATACGGAAAAATTGCGTACTTAAAGTTTGAACCTATAGACGCACTTACGTTAGTGTTTGTAAATATCGTTTCTCCGGTAGTGCTGTTAATACGTACATCCGAGAACACGTTAATACTATCTTCACCAAAAACGTACAAAAAGTTGTTGGCTGCAATAATGGTTGCAATGTCGGTTCTTAGCGTTGAATCAGTAAGCGTAATAAAGCCAGAAGCCACCGATTCAAAGTCATTAAAAGTGTCAGGAGCAGAGTAATAAACCGTCCTAGCATCTGAAATCCAAGCACGACCACTAAAAGTAGCGACAGAGCTACCATTTTGGGAAAAAAGAGTACAAGTGACGTTAGCACCCGACCCATTCCCACCTGTGTCGGTGATCGTGACTGTAGGTGCAGATGTGTACCCATAACCCGCCTCCGTCAAAACTATTTCAGCTATTGAGTTGGCAAGAACGATAGCCTCGCCTGTAGCTGTAACGCCGCCGGTTTCGCCGGGAGCGCTAAATGTAACGGTTGGGGCAACATAGTTGGCCCCGCCGTTATTGATAGTGACTGACCCAACCGATCCAATACTATTGAGATTGGTGCCGTTCCAAGTCTTGTAACCCTTGGCCGGATCAATAATTAAAATACGGTCATTTTTCCACTGCACGATTTGCACATCGGCGTTGGAAAAAGTGTTTGCTGCAGCTAGGTTTCCAAGGGTATTGTTTTCGATGTTTACATACTGAGCCGACCCGTCTTGCTGAAAAGCAAAAACGTACTCAGTATTGTTGATGTTTGCCGATGCCATGTACGTAACCGTATTTGAAAACGATACGTTAGACAGCGTGTTTGGCCCATTTATGATCTTAATGTTGCCATAGCCGATTGGCTGGGCGTTTTGCATCCATGCAAACTCACCCTCACCAATTGCGGTGCGGTTGTTTTTGACGTTTACGCCTTTGAAGTCCTTGCTTACAAAGTATGACTTCTTTTGCTCGACTGCCGCCATCTAAAACCCCGACGAATAAGGGGACGGGATGCGGCGTGTAAATGTCGAGTTCAGAGCACCAATTACTTGCTTCGTGTACTCTTGTTTGAAGATTTCCGATTCGCCGTAGCTTTGTTCTTGGTATTTCGCTTTGTGTGCTGCGTAGTAGGCGACTGCTTCAAAGAACGGGCTGGGGATTTGGGTGTCTTCCTCCGAACCCGTAACCAAAGGGTCTGGAAGAACGACAGTATCCAGTTCAATTTCATAGGCTTGATCCGGTTTCGGCCCTATGTAAATCGTTTTTGGCCCATACATAGAAAAGCCAATAGGCCGTCCATTGTAGTTTTGCCAAAAACGTAGTTGAGCGTTGAAGTCAGTCCAAGCCATGTAGTACATTGGCCAGCGACTATCGCCCCAGTACAGATTGATATTCAATATATCAATTGTGTTGGAGCCTTCATCAAGGTCAGCAAAATTTATTGTTTCTACGCCAACAGTTAGCGTATAGGTTTGCAGCACTCGTCTGCAACCAGAATCTTGCACCGTGTGACCACGGGCATCATTTATGTAATCCGTTAACTCAGCAGTAGTCCAAAAGTTCCCGTTAACGTCATGTAGTAACCGCCGAGTTTCGGTGATGTAATTGTCTAGCGTTGGCATACATGCTCATTATTGAAGCTGTTGGACTTTTGCTACGCCCTTGCTTACACCTCGCGGCGCAGGCATTGGCGTAGCTACTCGTTCCACCACCGGGGCTGACAAGTGGACTTTCTTGCTTGGCTCAGATGCAAATGTAAACTCACCGAGTCGGCTCAATGCCTTCTCGTAGTCCGTATTCATTTTCATCCAACCGAGCCTTACAAAATACGGCTCTTTGTTGTCTTCTCCATAACCGAACAAGTGTTTTGCCACTTCATCAGTGATTTCGACTTCTTCATTGCTTGGAAACTTAATGTCTGCATTAGAGTACCGAGCAGTAAAAGTCATTCCACGATTGGTGACATACACTGGCTTTGTCATAAAGAAACAATATCCCCATAGAGATTTACGTCACAAGTTACGCTCGCAGTATTTGCTACGTTGAAATATAGCGCCTGCGTTGTAACTACGTTGGCGTTAGCTGCAGCAGATAAAGTCATGTCTACCCAAGCAGAAGTGCTGTCTGCTCCGGTGTACTGCTTTACCGCAGCAATCGCGGTGCCGCCACGGGTTGCAGCCGTGTAGACACCGACGTTTGCCGCTGCAGCGTTGCCGCTGAAGTTGGTAAGCGTAATGCGACGCACAATGTACTTAGATGCTTCCATCACAACAAGATTGGTGTCGCCTGCCGTAGCAAGCGACTGTCCCGGCAGACTAGCTAACCGGAAGTTACCAAACTCGTTGGGATAGTTACTACCTACGTGATTTGCGTCCATTATCTACTCCTTACACCGCATAAGTTTCAGAAGCAGCCTGACCTTCGTTAATACCAATCATGGTAACGGTTGCGTTACCACTTGAGTTCTTAACAAAGACGTTAATGCCGTCAGAAATCACAACACCGCCTGTGTTAGCAGCCATAATTGTGCTGTTGGCAGCGCCAGTATTAGCAATCACGGTTACGTTTGTGGACGGAACCATAATGTAAATACCTGCGGGCACAACAGTTCCGTTGCCGGAATCAATAGCCGTAACCGTAGTGGTTTGGAAATATGCACCAGCAGTGTTTGAAGCTGCTGCGGCAAGGATGATTTTGTTTGTCGTCAGTGACATGTCTAGTTCTCCTTTACAGTGACAGAGAGTTGTAGCCAGTCACCTTTGTCATCGACTTAGGCTTGGTGCTTACCATCTCAGCGATCATCAGCACAGCGCCGACGTAACCGATTTGGAAGTTGGGCAGGGTCGATTCAAAGCCGGTAAACGCAAACGATGCCTGCTCATGGATGTAGAGCGAGAGATAGTTTGTGTTCAGGAGGTACAGAGTACCCTCTGGGCAATAGGGATCAGGATAGATCGGCACACCAGCAACCATCAGGGCGCGGAAAGCAGCCTGCGGGCCGTTGGGGTCGCTATCAAAGCCAGAACCCGGGGTAATCATGTACTGCTCTTGGCCAACATAGTCTTGAGCCAACAGAGTCCAAGTACCAAAGCCGCAGACACCAAAGGTGGGCACTTCAGCGCAGTTCTTCACTGTGCCGGAGATGTACTGAAGTACGTTTTGACGGGTCGGGTTGACCGATCCGGCTGCGTACTCTTTGGACTGCCACCAAGAATAGGCTGAACGGCTGATGTTTCCGTAGGTTCCAGCAGAGTCAACCGCAAGCGGCAGACCTGTGAATTGTTGTGTGTCGGAGGTGTTGTTGTACAGCGAGGTCGCCATAGCATCCATCATCACGTTGGTCGCATCGTTCATGCGAGCTTCGATCAGGGGGATGATTGCGTAGTCTTGCTGAACCGCACCTTCCATGCCGAGGAACGGCACCGGAGATACCAGCAGCTTGAGGTTAAACTCAGCGTTATAAGCGCCTTGCTGAACCGAGGGCTGGGCAAAAGAGCCGGAATAATCCGACCACTGTGCGTTGACAAACTGCGACCCCTGAACGGGCACCGTCACCGATGACACACCGCCAGAAGCGGTTTGACTATTGGCGATCAGTGCAGCCATGAGGGGCGTAGAGTTATAAATC